ATTATTATTCGCGAGTTTTATAAATTTTAAATTTTAAATATATATATAAAAGGTATATTTTTAAAAATATTTTTAAATAATATTTAATCATAGTATCAATTATTAGATTAGAAATAAATTTTGAAATCATATATTATTAAATAATAATATAAACATAATTTTTTTTTCAAAATAAAAGTTAAACTACATTATATTTAATTAGTAATACACTATAAAAAACAAACTACGCTTATTTATTAGAGGATAAGCCCATTATAAAAATGGCACACTTTGTAATACTTTAATTGGTACTAATAAAGATAAGATTGAAGAATTAATTAATGAATATTTATAATTTATCATATATAAATAATTATATAGTTAATATACTTAGTTTTATTTTATTAGTTTTATTTTATTAGTTTTATTTTATTTTATTTTATTAGTTTTAATTTTAAAAATCTTTTATTAGATTTTAGTATACTGAATAATAACTATAATGTCTAAAAAAACAAAACATCAGAAAGAATTAATTGAAAATAAAATAAATAATACTACAAGAGAATTAAATCAACTAGAAACAAAGTATGATACTCTTATATTAAACTTAAAAACACTTATATCACCTCATTTATTACTACCAAACACAAATTCAAATAAAACATTTAAGTTAAATACTATTTTACAAACTTTATTATATGAAAAAAATCAAGAGTATAATAATCATACTAATAATAATACTAATTATACTAATTATACTATTACTAAATTAAATTATGATTATTTTAATAAAGAAATTACGTTATTAGAACAAGAAAAACAAAATAATAAACAACTTATCTCTGGATTAACTAAAAATAATAATGAATTAGAAAATAATATTAAGTCAAGTAAAGACTATATACCTGATACACTTTTAAATAAAATAAAAAATGAAGAACTAATATTAAAAGATGAATTAGAAAGAATTAATATTGAAACAGAAGAAATACAACAATTACATAAAATTACTATTAATAAATCATATTATAATAAAATTACTCTGGAGAATGATATTAACTTATTAAAATTAGAAATAAAAGAAAATAATTATAATATGGAAGAGTTAAAACAATATTTACATTCATCTAGAAAACATACATTAAATCAATTAATTCAAAATAAACAAACTAAACTAAAACTAAATGAAGAAAAAATACAAAATACAAAAACTATAAATGATTATAATGAACAAATTAATAAGTTAAACTTACATAATAAACAAATAGAAGAATTTAAAAAAATTAGTATTGATATAGAATACAGTACTAACAATGATATACAATACAATACAAATAATAATACACTACAAAATACATTAACAGACTATTATATTAAGTTTAATATAAATATAGATTTATTATTTACAGATAAACTAAATTATTGCGATAGTTTAATAGAATGTAATACAAATGAAATTAACTATATAACTAAAAAAATGAATAAATTTAAATTAATGAACTATACTATGGTTAATGAGATTACTACACCATCTTCTCAAAAAAATATAACTTATAAACATGATTTTAAATATTATAAAGAAAAAAAGAAGTTTCTAGATACAAAGTTAAATAATTTAATCTATAACTATGATAATTATGAAAGTATTGTTATACATAAAATAAATAAAGAGTTTGATTTAAATTATAATGAACTTACTAGAGATAAACTAAATGCTTATAAAAGATTTACTATAGTTAAAGAAAGAATAGAAAAAGAAAGACAAGAAACTATACTAAAAATAAAAGATACTATTAATAATAATAAAATTATTATTAAACAGAGTGAGAATAATATAATTACTATAAGTCAATATATTAAAGATTTACATTTTTATATAACAAATGAAAAAAATAGTAAAAACGAAATAACTTCAATTACAGATACTATAAATAAATATAAATCTATAATTCAACATTGTAAAGAAGAATTAAAATTTATTATTTAATTATTTATTTTGGTGGTCTATCACCCCAGAAATTATCAGGCATATGGTTAGTAGCAGGGTAAGCACTTGCTCTTAATATTGATTCTTGAGTTCTAGCATTTTTTTCAGGTTCGCAATAAAACATTGCTGATGTTCTTGCTTTTTTAGTTGGTGGGGCAGGATAAGTTAGCATACGGAAAGGAACACCATCATCAATTTGGACACTAAAATGTTTATCTTCTTTATTATCTTGACAAATTTTAAAGTTAATATGTGGAGGAACATGAACGGTTCCTAAACCAGTATAATAAGAATTAGGATATTTCATATTAATCGTAAAATTATTATCAGTAATATTTAATACACCTTTATTAGGTGTTCTATCATACGCAGTTAAAGCATTAGGGTAAGGCATACCAGAACCTGAGAAACTAGTTCCATAAGTTGGTGGTGCTGCCGCCCAAAAATATAATTTAGAATTTTCAGGTGCAACATTTTTTAATTGACCTTGAATTATTAAATCCCCACGACCAGCATAACTTATATTACCATCACATAATTCTTTATTAAATGATATTTTTTGCATTTGATTCATTTTTATTTATTACTATAGTTTATTATTTACTATATTTATACAGTTGCTATTATTTATATATATATTTATTATTTATAAATATTTTAATTTGTTATATTAAATGTATATAATTTTTTAATTATTAAATAAATATTGTAAAATATCTAATTTTAAAATATAAATTATAAATATTAATTTGAAGTAATTATTTAAACTTATATTTTAAAGTTATAAATTTAAATCAATAAAATTTAAATAATTCAATAATATTAAAAAATACAATACATTTATAAGAATGAATTTAAATATTAATAAATTAAGAAATGAAGTTGAAGAAAGAGCAAATAAAAAATATAAAACATTCGAAACTATATTAGAAATGTCTTATAAAAAAATATTGAATATCAATAAACAAAATAATGATTATAACTGCACTTTTATTGTTCCTAATATAGTTTTTGGATTACCCTTATATAATGTGGGTGAATGTGTTAGATTTATAATGGATAAATTAGTAGAAAAAGGTTTTGAAATTTATTTTGCTCCTCCTACAACTATAAATATATATTGGACACCTAAAAATTATAATAAAAGCAAAGTATATAATACAAATAATATAACACAGTCATTAAGTAATATACCTAATTCTAATCAAGTTGGTGATTATTATAATTCTGTACAACCACAAAATCAATTAATGATTAAATACACAGGACACGGTAATGATCAAATAAATGAAAATGATGATAATTATAATACACACAATTATAAAACTATAAAAACAAAAAAATCAAATCCTAAAAATATAGATTATAAACCTATAGATGCTTATAAAAATACACAAAATTCAATATATGATAGTGATGATTTAGAATTATTTCAAAATAAAATAGATAATTTATTTTAATTAATCTTGTTATTTATTTTTATTTTATTTTATTATTTATTAGTTTATTTTTTATTTTCTCATTGCTGAATAAATAACAAATGATAATAACATACCTACAATAATATACAATATAATATCATACATATTTCTTTTTTGATATAAATGTAAATTTTCATCCATTTTATTTAATTTATTAATAATTGATACTAACATTTTTTCAATATGAACATCATTTTGTTTAATCATTTTATTATTTTCATTAGTAGTATCTTCATTATCATTCTCATTCTCATTATTTTCGTATTCATTATCTTCACTAGTATTATTATTATTATTATCATCATTATCATAATCATTATTATTATTTTTACTATTTATATTTGAAAATTTACTTTTCTTTTTATTTTTTTTATTATTATTAATCTCAAATTTAAGATTAATAATACTATCTTCATCACTTGTATTTTGATTTATTAAATTATCATCAACGTTTTCTTGTTCATTATTTAAATGATTTCTTCCAACACTCATAAAATTATTCATTAATTTTGATGTTTGAAAAGCATTATCAATATCTGTAAAATGGTCCCCTGTAGTTGTAGGTTGAGGACCTGACATTGTAGGTTGATGTTGAGTTGAATAAGGTTGATTATGTATTGCTTTAGTATCATAAATAGTCATAAATGAAGGTAATGGTTCTAGACCACCATAATTATTTAAAGGAGGCATTTGAGAAGATATATTCATAGTTACATCATTTGTATTTTTAACCATTTTAGGAACACGAGGTTCTCTAGAATATTTAGAATTTATACCTCTTGTTAATTCTCTTGATTTAGGTTTATTAGGTTCATTTAAATTTAAATCATTCCCGCGATGAAATACATTATCTGGTAATGACATATAAGCATTGTGTGTATCGGCTTGAGATACAACTGGCTTATTTTCAAAATTTTGACCTGCCCATGCTTCTTCAATAGAACACATAAAATATAATTATTATTTATTATTTAAGTTTATATAACTATATATATAATAATATAATAAAATTTACAAAATACTTAATTTTAAATTATAAATATTTATAAATTAAATTATAATTATTTCTTAAAAAATGTAAAATTTATTAAATTATAATTAATAAAAAATAAATTAATACTATAATTGGCTTATCCTCTAATAAATAAGTGTAGTTTATTTTTATAGTTTATAAATATAGATTAATAAAAGAACTTAACTGTTATTATATAGTATATATTTTAATGTAGCATTAAAATATAGTTGAAATTAATTATTTAATTAAATTAAATAATTAAAAATAAATATCTACTTTAAATATAATAAACGTCAACTAAGTTCAAGGCTTTAAAAAGCTCTTTTAGGTTTATCATTTAATAAACACACCCGTTTATTTAAGGATAAGACTAATATAAAAAATTTATAAAATGATTTTTAATAAAAAAGATATTAATAAAAAAAACATTAATTTAGTATATCATTGTTTTATTACACTTTTATTTGTCTATATTTTTATTCAATTTTTAACATTAAAAACTACAAATAATGTTTATAAATTTTATAATGATTATATAATGAATAAATATTGCCTTATTTTGTGTATTTGTTTATTATTATTAGTTATGAGTTATGATAAATATACAGGTATATTATTATTTATATTAATCATTGGACCAATTAAATGTTCTTATAAAGAATATTTTGAAGATGATGAACAAGAACTAACTACAGAACCACAAAAACAAGAACTAAAACAAAACCAAGAAAAAAAAGAAATGAATACAGTTGTTGAAAAAAATTTAATTAGTGGTGATGATAGATTTAAAATGGATGATGTAAAAAAAGATGAATTATTAAGACAAATCAAAGCACAACTTAATTTTGACCCTTATAAAACAAACTTATCTAAAGAAGTTATTTCTGAACTATATAATAAATATTTTGATAATGATGTATTTATAAAACTAAAAGAAATAGATAGCAAAAGTAAAGACTATATTGCTTCAGGTAAATTTAACTATATACCTAAAGAGGTTAAAGTTGATTATGATATTAAAACGTATGAAAATTTATTAAAAAATACTTCTATTAATGTTAATCAATTAAATGATGTTAATAAAGCATTATAATGGGATAATTCTTAAATAAATGAGAGTGGTTTATATATTATAAGTATAGTTTATTTAGTTAATAATATAATGTATATTTTAATTTGCACTAAAATAAATTTACATATTTTTTATTTTAAACATAATATCCTATTAAATTAGATTACTGTTTTTCTATATTCCATTAATATATATATATATATATATACCATTAAAAAGTTAAATCGACAGACAATATGTATATTAATGTTTATAAAACTTATATGTTTTCAACCCTAAAGTATAAAACCGAACTGAAATAGAGACAATAATTAGTATATAGTGCCTTAATATAGTAGTAATTTAAATATTATGAATTTGACAAAAGGAATACCACATATACTAGAACGCAAGTTAAGAATAAAAGAACTTAACTGTTATTATACAGTATATATTTTAATGTAATATTAAAATATAGTTTGAAATTAATTATTTAAATTAATTAGTTAATTAGTTAATTAAAAATAAATATTTACTTTAAATATAATAACAGTCAAATAAGTTAAAGGCTTTTAAAAGCTCTTTTGTTCTTATCAATTTATAAACACGCTCGTATATTTAATGATAATCCTAATAAATAATTATAAACTCTTGAGTGCTACTATTCTAGTTTTAAGAAGTGAATAACATATAAATCCTATAACAACAAATCCAACAGCAGGTACAAATGTAAGAAACATTAATATTGTTATTGCTATTGAATAAATAAACCCATAAAATACAGAAGAATTATCTTTAAATTTATTAGCATATTTTTCATAGCGATCTTTTATTGTTTTTTTTTTTATTTTTTCATCTATTTTGTCATCCGTTTCTGCTATTGCTTCTGTAGAATCACCACCACCACCATTTAATACATATTCTTTTTTATGATTTACATTTATATTTAAATATGATAAATTACATCGATTTCCTATATATAATAATAGTATTAATAAAACTATAGAAATAATTCTTTTATATTTTAATAAAAATTTTTCTATTTTAATTAGTGTTGTATCATTTTCATTACCTTTTATATTTTTATCAATTAAATAATTAATTATAGTATCACACGTCTTTGTATAATCCATTTCTATTACTATACTAAATAAATATATTTAAATTTATTAAATAGAGTTATATTTTTTTATATTATTTTATTTTTAATATTTTTATATGTATTTATTTTTCTCTCTTTCTATTTATTTTTTAAAAATTAATTTATAATATAGCAATTCTATTTAATAAACTCTTAATAACACAATATGTAATAATTATAAATAAAATAACAGGTAATGATAATATTCCAACTATTGCTAATAAAAATAATGCTAAAGAAAACATACTAGTTGTCATACTAAAAATATGGTTCATATTTCCAAATACAGGATTTTTTTTCAAAATGTCTCCAATACTTTTTGTAATACCTTTTTTTTTACCATCTTTTTTTGTATTTTTAGTATCTGCTTCTGATGCTTTTGCTTTTGCATCTGCATTTGCTTTTGCAGTATCTGTTCCAACTTTTGCATCTGTTGCTTTTGCGTCTGTTGCTGGTGCTACTGGTACTGGTGCTACTGTAACTGATGCTGTTTCGTTACTACCTCCATTTTGTATACCATTTTTTTTACAATAAGCATCCCAAGATTTTCCTAATGTCATTATATCTGTAATTTGTGATCCAATAAAAAGAGCACATAACCAAAAAAAATAGTGTTTATGTTCTCTTACAAATTTTTTTGTTTTTTCCCAATCTTCTTTAAGTAATATTACTAATTCATCTGTAAATTCAGATAATTCTTCAAATAATGTTTTACTCATTTTTATAATTCTAGTTATATACTATTAGGCTTATCCTTAAATAAACGAGCTTGTTTATAAATTGATAAGCCCAAAAGAGCTTTTAAAAGCCTTTAACTTATTTGACGGTTATTATATTTTAAGTAGATATTTATTTTTAATTATTTAATTAAATTAAATAATTAATTGCAAACTATATTTTAATTTGCACTAAAGAATAAATTTACATATTTTTTAATTTAAACATAATATTTTTAGTAAATTAGATTACTGTGTTTCTATCTTCCATTGATATATATATATATACCATTTAAAAGTTAAATCGACACACAATATGTATATTAATGTTTATAAAACTTATATGCTTTCAACACTAAGGTATATGACCGAAATGAAATGGAGAAAGTAATTATTATATATTGCATTGATATAGTAGTAATTTAAATATTATGAATTTGAGAGAAGACACATCACATATACTAGGACGCAAGTCAAGAATAAAAGAACTTAACCGTTAGTATATAGTATATTTTTAAATGTAATATTAAAATATACTTTGAAATTAATTATTTAAATTAATTATTTAATTAAATTAATTATTTAATTAAATTAAATAATTAAAAATAAATATCTACTTTAAATATAATAACTGTCAAATAAGTTCAAAGCTTTTAAAAGCTCTTTTAGGTTTATCAATTTATAAACAATCTCGTTTATTTAAGGATAAGCCTAATATTATATAATAATTAATTATAAAAAATGATTAATATGATAGATATTAAAATGTGCTGTTGTATTATAATTGCGACATTATTTTTAGTATTTCCTGATACTATATTAACTACATTTCCAATGATTAAAAATTTATTTAATGATAATGTAAATTATATTTTACTTATCACTCTTGTTATTTTAACATTATTAATTGATTTACATTGTGGAATTATATTTGCTCTTGCTGTTGTATTTATGTCTATGTATATTGATAATCAAACCAAATCTTCAATTGTAATTCATAAAAATGATACACTTACTACTAAAGAAATGACTACTAAAGCAATGACTACTAAAGCAATGACTACTAAAGCAATCACTAATAATATAAATAATAATAAAGTTAATAATGAACGTAAAGTTAAATTTAGTGAAGAACCTAAAATCATTAACTCAACTGATGATACTATTCGTAGTGATTCTGAATTTATTTATGATACTACTAAACCATTTCCTAATAATAACATTAAACCTTTTCAATACAACAGTGAAACTAGTACCGCAACTATTGTATCCAATAATACTAATAATAATGTTACTGATGTTCAAGAAATTGTTGATAATGAATTTCAAAATGATTTTTTAACTCAAAATGGTCAGCCAGACCGTTCTGGATATGATATTAATGGTTGTAGATATGATATGCACAATAGCCCTCAAAATTTAACCAAATATGGTCCTCCTTTATCTCATTGCGGAACTTACAATGTTGATAAATTAACATCTTGTGGCACTTTATTTTATCCTCTTAATCCTTAAATAATTGTATTTTATTTGTATTTAAAACTTTTATTATTTTTTATATTTTTATTAAAAATTTTATTATTTTTTATTATTTTTATATTATTCAAAATTAAAATTATAAATTAGTAGTATATAAATTATAAAAAAATATATAAAATAGTAATAGTAATATAAATAAATAAATAAAAATGTCATCAGGATTAATGGGAGGAGCATCTATGGTATCACCATCACCTTTACCAACAGGCAATGTCACTATGTTAGCAATGGCAACAATGGGTCTTAGTGGTAATAAATATATTTTAGGGTTAATGATATTATTAATTAATATTGGAGCACGTTATATTGGAAATGAAGTTGGAGATTTTATGCATAAAGTATTAAACCATAAATTCTCTAGAAGATTTCTTATATTTTTAGTATTATGGATGGGAACACGTGATTTAGTTGTTGCTGGGATTATAACCATATCATTTATAGTTATAATAACAACCATATTTAATGAAAATAGTGATTACTGTATTCTACCTATTGATAATACATCATCAATAAATAAAGAAGACTATTTAATGGCAAAAGAAATTGTTTATAAATATGAAAAAGATAATGAACCAATTAAAAATAATATGAATAATGTGGGAGTTGGTGGTAGTGTTGGTGTAGGTAGTAGTTTTGGTGTAGGTATTAGTGGTAGTATTCTTGGTAAGTAGTGTTAGTAAATAATTATAGTTAAAATAAAAAAAATTTGAGTTAATATATTCAAGGTTTTTAAACCTCAAACTATCAACTAAACCTCAAACTATCAACTAGAAAAAGAGATGGACACGCCTACTTTTCGCTTGGGATTGCTTCACCTACGACTTTTTTTTCGCTATAAAATTCTATATTACGGACTTTATTAACTAAAGCATTTATTTCGCGCTCGGATTTTTCTTCACGAAGCCTTTTTTCTTTTGCTTCTCCGTCGGAAGCCATTTTGGCAAGCATTTGTTGTGCTAGTAAATAATTTTCATCACCAACAGGAACACTAAGACACTGAGCCCTGAAAGCAGTACAGAGTGTTTTAAAAGCAATATTGCCAGTGTCATCCTCCGAATCGATACCAGATACTATAACACGATATGGTTGTGTAGTGGTGCCATTCAAAAATTCGTTTGGCATAATAGCCCATTTACCGATTGGTATTCCATTAGGAGATGACGGCATATAAAACAAAGAAGTTTTAGTTAAACTTTTTCCTCTTTTATCACGTTCATTATAGGTTCCTTCTACAATACAAATAGGTAAGAGTTTATCACCATATTGAGAGCGGACACTGCCTTTTGTTAAGATTGGGGCTATCAAAATAGAGGTATGTCCAGATCCGAACTCCACTTTAATGTGAACCATTTTTCCGTAAATTCTATAGACACAGAAATATAATTAAACTATTCTACAACATAAAATACAATTTTTTTCTATTATTCTATTTTTTTCCATTTTTAATAAAACTATACTAATATATAAAAAATAGTAAAAATATAAACTTGTAATTAAAATAAAAAATAAAAATATTAAATTATTATGACACTATAAGTTATTAACTACTAATACTATCTATAAGAGCATCTATGTCATCTCCAGAATTTATATTAGTTGAACCTCTAGGTGGAGCATCTCTTGGATTAGAAAAAGGTGGTCCAGATGTAGGATTGTATTTAGGTGGTCCATTATTATTACTGGCGCCACGTTGTCCCATACTCATAAAATTAGCAAGTCCAGGACTATTTTCTTGCATAGAACCCATAGCAGCATTTTTAAATTGACTCATTAAATCAGGATTATTTTTAAACATATTACCCATATTCATATTACTCATAACAGATTTTGACATATTGTTTGAAATGTGAAACCAGAAAGCACTACTTGCTACCATAAATACTAATTTTAATTCAGGAGCCATATTCGCACTTTCCTTATATTTCTCATATAAATCTTCAAATACTTCATCATATGTATTAATTTCTTCATTCACGTTTTCGCTCCATCCATCCAAATTAACATCAAACGGATTTCCAGTTTTATTATTAACAAATTCAGCCATTGAAGCAAATGAAACTAACATACGTCTTTGCATTTTAACACTATTATCCATTTTACGATGATGTAATAAGCGTTCATATTCGTGGTTCATTTCTTCATAATTACTAGACATAGAAAACGTTTTGAGAAGTTTAATACCTTTATCTCTTAATCTTTCAAACTTACATAATAAATCAAATTTGCGTTTTTGTATTTCTTCAAAAGATAGATTTTCAGTGCTACTAATACCATCAGTATTTATACTACCATAATTATTATCATTATTATTACCAAAGTTATTATTACCAAATGAATTTGACGCACTTGCTCTAAAACCATTATTTCCAGTGCCTGCGCTTGAACTACCAAAATCAGGAAGTCTTGGTCCATTCATACTTGGTTTAGGTGATTCAATATCATCTAAATTAATACTGTTTAATTCTTTATCTAAATCAATATTTGTCATATTATCATCAAATAATGAATTTTGTAAAACTTCAGTATTATCTAAATTTACTCTTTGTGGCATTGTATTTGAATTTGAAAACATATTGTTAGATGGGCTAGGATTATTACTAAAATTATCACCATCTAATTTATTAATTTCATTTATAGGTTTTTGTTTTTTCTTATTAACTAATAAATTTAATCCAAAATCAACTTCTTTATCACTATTAAACATATTATCCATATTTCCTCCACTACGACTTGATGGCATTGCGTCATTATTATTTGTAGAAATAGTTAAATTTGGGCTTTGTTCTCTAATATTAGTTCTGAAACTATTATTTTTATAAAATGATATATTTTTACCTTGTGAATTATTAGAATCCATATCTACACTTTTAAGGTTAAGGTCTTCTAAATCTAAATCTAAATCAAACTCCATTTATATTAATTTATATGTAATTTGTAAGTATTTATTATTATTTAACTTTATTTATTATTTAAATTATTATAAATACAATTATATATTTTATATAAATATAATTCTATATTCTTTTATTATACTAATTAAAAACAAGTAAAGAAAATTATAATTATTTACGCAATAATAAAATATTATTTAATTTTTATTAAAAATAAAATATTTGTAATTAATAATAAATAATAAATAGTAAAAATAAAAAACAAACTAATTAAACTAATTAAAAATGGATTTCTCTAAAATAACTACAAATATATCTTTGTGAAAAATCATAACTTATCTGATATATAGCTTAAAAAAAGAATTAAATAATTATTTTAAAGTTGGATTTTTTAAGCTATATATCAGATAAGTTATGATATGCTTATTGATTTTTAATGTATTCTGGCTTCTATTGAATGTTTTATTATTAGCCTCTTATATAGATAATTGTGACTTTTTCTAGATTTTTATTATTAACAAACAAACTACGCTTATTTATTAGAGGATAAGCCCATTATAATGAGTAAGAAGGTTTTGTTTTAAGAACCTGTGGAGCAAATGTTTCTATATAAATTTCTGTATAAAATTTATTTTTTTTTAATTCTGTAATATAATTATTAAAATGAGCGCATAACGATCTGGTCCTTTTTATACCATTTATTTCATTTTGTTTTTCTATTTCTATTTGTGATGTTAATTCTTTAAGATTTTTACTTGCGTTATAACAATCGTCATTACTTGCTTTCAATATTGGATCAGATTTAGGTACTTCTGGAAACGACATACCAGGTGGCACAATAGAAGGTGTAGGCCACTTATTGGCTATGATTGACTTCCGCGAACTACCTTTTTGTGTTTTTTTTTTATTTATTTTTAATTTACGTTTTTTAGTAATTAGCATTTTAAGTAATTATTAATATATACACATATATTTATTTTTATAAAATAAAATAAAATAAAATAAAATAAAATAAAATAAAATAAAATAAAATAAAATAAAATAAAATAAAATAAAATAAAATAAAATAAAATAAAATTAAAAACAAGTAAAGAAAATTATAAGTATTTACGCAATAATAAAATATTATTTAATTTTTATTTAAAATAAAATATTTGTAATTAATAATAAATAGTAAAAATAAAAAATAAACTAATTAAACTAATTTAAAATGGATTTCTCTAAAATAACTAGTCTTGCGTCATCAGGTGTATCTGGTATTATTTTAAAAAGTTTATCAGAACACCAAAAATCTAATTTTGAAGATGTAGACACTTTTACTACAACTCAATTAATCATTGTTATATTAATAATCTTATTATTAGTTACTTTATGTGCTGTTGCTACATACAAACTTACCAATAGTTATTTTGAAACAATTCTCTGTATATTCTTTGGTTTATTCTATATTATGCTTGCTTTTCTTTACTATGCTTATGCTGGCTATCACTTCGCAAAAGTTAAGTAAATCATAATTAAACTAAAATTTAACTATTTTCGTTAATCTCTTTTCTATTTTCTTTTTTATTTTCTTTTTTAGTTTTTTCTTTATCTTCTTCTTTTTTAAGTTTCATTAAATTTGGTTTTTCAAAATAGTGTAATATCATTAATAAAGAATCTGCTAAATCATCTTTTTTAGGATGACCTTTAAAAAAGTCTAACCATTTTGTATTTTCTTTTAATAATGTTTCAGCCATCATTATTGCCATTTTTTTATTTTTTTGATAACCACTATTTACTGTATCTATATACTCTATTATTCTTTTTTGCTCATTTTCAGGTAAAAATTTTATTAAATCTAGTTTTTTACTAGCACAATAACATTGTATTTTTTTATCATTCAAAATAGATGTTGTGTTTAGATTATTGACTATAGTATTACTATTATTACTATTATTACTATTTTTATTTTTATCAAGTAATCTAATTAAATAATAAGAATACAAAAACATTTGCATCGATTTCATTGTTGGATTTTTCAATACAGGTTGATTTTCTAATAATATAATAAATGTATCTAATATAGTCTCTTCAATTTTATCTAATTCTTGAAATAAAGCAATTCCCAATTGATTTATATCGAATTTACTTGTTGTTTTAGCACGATTTATTTTTAAAAAATCATTACTATTATGTGTTTTCGTTTTTATTATTTCATTAATATGTTTTTTACAATAACCTTTATAAATATTGGCTTTTAATACTTGTATTGGTTTTGTTTTACATTCTTTATCCCAACATTGTTTAACAGTTAATTCAGGTAATCTTTCTTCTCCTGATTTTTTAAAATGTGTTTTACATAATCCACTATAAATGGTATTTCCAGAACTATCAGTTTGTAATTCTTCTTTACAATAAAAAGCACTTTTACCACATATTTTGGGTTGTATTTCAGTATCAATCTTATTTGTTTTTTTTGCTTTTGTTTTTGTGTCTTGTAGTGCAGAACATTTTAAAGTAGTATTAATATGACTTACTTCTCCAGAAACTTCCATATTTGTTTCTATTTGATTTACTAAACTTATATCAGCCCAACTTATAATATCATAATGTTTATTATTAAATACAAATGAATTTATATTATTACTATTAATATTAACATTAGACTCTAAACTACAATATGCTAAATTTTTTATACCTATATCCCAACCTATACCTTTTGACATTTTTATTGTAAATATATAGTTAATTATACTGTATATATAGTTAATTAATTTAAATTGTTCTAGTAATACTTATTATTTTTTAAATAAAAAATAAAATAATATAAATATAAATATAAATATAATTATATTATTAAAGTATATTATTTAAGTTATAGTTTTAATAAAAAATATATTAAATAAATATAGATATTATTAAATAAATATAACAAATAATAAATAAAATATAAATAAAGATATGCTAAAAAGAAAAATAGAAAAAATAAATTATTTAAAAAGTATAAAAGAGAAAGAACATAAAATATTAATTTATTATAAAAAAATACATAATAAAGATAGTGTAAAAGATAAACCTATTATTAAGAAACGAAAAATAACTAAAAAAAAATTAGGTAAAGATAGACTTAGTGTAAAAAAAAATGAAAATGAAGACAATGATGAAAATAATGATAATGAACCTATAAGTATTGTTGATAAACAAGAAAAAGAAAAACTAACGAAAAAAAAACAATTTGTAATAATGGATTAATTAATATATAAACCACTCTTATTTATTAGATAATGAAATAAAAGGTTTTTATTTAAGACAACGCTCATTAAAAAATATAGAATATAAAAAATATTATATAGAATAATATTAAATAAATTAATTGTGACGAAATAAAAAAAATTAATAATACTGAATTCAATACAAATTATAAAGTATTGAAAACTATTTGTAATAAATTGTTAAAAAATGGCTCTTGCTAAAAATAGTATTTATAATGATTTATTTATAAAAGCCGAAAAGGATATTAAATTATTAGAAATTTGATAAACTATATTTTATTATTTTAATTTTTTTACTTTATTTTTGTTATCTTTTTTCTAAAAAGATATTTTTACAAAAGATAGTTAAGTATTATTAATATTAAAACGTGGGGTAATCATCATTCCTTCCAATTCCTGCATTAATAATTTACAAGCATAGGGTATTTTCAATTCTATAAATTGAGCATAATTATCACAACTACCACACATTCGTGCCCCATCTTCATCAGTTGGATTAACTATACTAAACAAACCACATTCTTTACAAATATGAACTGTAAATATATCGCTTACATCCATCATTCTTTCTTTTAAGAAACCCATTGTGCCATGTGATATCATACAATTATGTGAGACAATACCATTTGCTAAAAATGATTCTTCTTTTTCAACTTGAATATCATATACTTTATGAACTCCCGCTTTACGAATATCAATCACTTTAAGGTTCATTGTCGGAAGCACTTCAGCATTTCTAATGACACCATAATTTTTTGTAGGTGTTTCTTGTGTAGTAAGTGTATCTAATATATCAAGTGTTTCAAGTGCTTCAGTTATATCTGGTGTTGCAGTAATAGGAATATTAAACCAATCAATAGCACCAATACTTATTAGAAAATCTGTTGAACTTATATACTTAGAACTTTCAAATTTACCACAATCTCGTTCATTTACCAAATATTCTAAAATATCTTTTTGGTTAGGTATAGAACAAGTGTGTAAAATAGGTTCAATTTCTTTTAATTCTTCAATTGCTTTTTTAATAGCATTTGTTGTTTCGACTATTTTATCAGGATTTTGTAATTTAAGTTCTTTATAATGTGTAAGTTCATTAACACGATTAATAATCCATTTTTTTTGTCGTGTAACATTAACACGCATGCTCATATATGCTACTGCTGCCTCTAATCGTTGATTTTTATGACAACAATAACGGAACCCAATTTTGTCATGGAAAGCTAATAATTCACTAATATCTAAATGTAAAACAATTTTGTAATTTTTTTCATTATGAAGTCTATTTGTTGATTTAGTATTTACTTTTTGATTTTCTATTGTAACTTTATTTATTCCAAATTTAGACAGTAATGTTTTAACATTTTCAATCATTGTTTTTAATGAGTCAATATGTGTAATAACTTTACTTTTAGAAAATGATATAGATGTAAATGTATTTTTACTAATATAACATGTATTACCATCTCCACCAAACATTCCTGCTAAAAATTCCCTAACAATTGGTAAAGGACAATCATCTTTTAAGATGAATTCAGGAAGCACAGAAGGTTGTTTAACTTTATGACCAATTATGATACCATTTAACATAACTATATTATTAAGTAATGCGTTTGGTATTCTTACTGAATATAGATTTTTATATTCAAAATTTAGTTGAGTAATAGGTATAAATAATTTCATATCACTTAATAATCTTTGAACATCAATTTGATGTGCTAAATAGATATAACCATTATATGAATTTCCTTTGATACTAATATAACCATCAGTTATTAAATATCCTAAAATTCGTGCGAAGGCCATTGATTTTAAATACTCTTCTTGTGTATTAGTTTTAAGTATAAGACTATTGCTTATATGTAAAGACCAATTATTACATTTTTGCATTTCTTCTTTAATATCAATAGTAGGATATTTAACACTACATTTTAAGCGTGTATCATTAACTACAAGTTCATTTGCTTTAATCCAAACATTATTCGAAGATAATAATTTATGTTCTGGCGTACAAGTAATTTTTTTTCCATTTTCAAAATAGATATCTACACACTCTTTTTCACCTTTGTATAGAAAATTTGTTTGTTTTGAGTTAGTTAATCCATTTTTTTCTTGTTCCCAACCTAATACATCAAATTTTTGTGTTTCGAAATCTTGTATTTTTACTGATAATCCAAAACAGGTCGAAATAGGAGTTTCTCCGTTAAAACAATCCCTTTCCATTTCTCCGAAGCGTAATCCCCCATCTCGTGACCGCCCTTCAGCAGGTTGGCGTGTAAGTTGTACGATTGGTCCCGAAGCACGACTATGAATTTTATCCAAAACCATATGTTTCAATCTTTGATAATATGTTGGACCAAAGAATAATTTAACATCCATTTGTTGTCCTGTAATTCCACTGTATAAAATTTCTTCGCCAGAATAATTCATTCCATTTTCTTCTAAAATATCGTATATTTTATCACGTGGAATATCATTAAAAGCGGTGCAGTCGCTATAGCCACCTAATTTCGCACAGGCTTTACCTAAAATACACTCCATTAATTGACCAATAGTCATACGACTAGGAATAGCATGAGCGTTCATAATTATATCAGGTGAAATACCTTCATCATTAAAAGGCATTTGTTCTTGTGGAAAAATCATTCCAACGGTTCCTTTTTGGGCACAGCGAGAAGCAAATTTATCACCAATAACTGGTGTGCGTTCTGTTCGCATACGAATTTTAGCAAAACGAAAGCCATCGGCATTACGGTCAGTATAGACTTTATCGACAAAACCACTTTCATTGGATCTTAAACTTGTAGAACAATCTTTATAAATTTGATGCCCATTATCGTCATATTTATTTTTTAATGGTAAAACTTTACCAATAATAATATCATCACTTGATACATATTCATCTTTGCGAATAATACCACGTTCATCTAATTTATTATAATTACCAGGTTTAATTCCTCGTGTATATTTTACATTAGGTTTAGCAAATTTTTCTTCACGCCCACTAGATTGAATTTTCTTTTCATCATCTTTATAGGTTCGATAAAATGTTGCTCTAAATAATCCTCTATCAACAGCACCTTTATTCATTAAAATACTGTCTTCCATATTATAACCAGTATAGCAACCAATGGCTACCATAGCATTCACACCACAAGGAAGTTCATCATAATTAATATGTTTAGAAAATTTCGTTTTTACAAGTGCTTTTTCAAGATTATTTAATACATATGCTAATGTATCCATACGCTTTTGAAAATTACGAGCAAATAAACCAATGGATTGCTTTCCCATCGCAGATTGATAACAATTGCGAGGTGATTGATTAGCATCAGAAAATGGAATAACAGATGCGACAGCACCTAGCATAAGTCCAGGGTGAATTTCACAATGCGTATATTCATTTACATAAGGTTCAAAATTATCTTCTAAATCTTTATCTGTCATCGCAATATAGGTATTATTAACTTCATTTGTATCAATATATTCAATTACACCTTCACGACCCCATTTATCAATAATAGATAGTATTGTGTCTTGTGTTTTATCATAATCAAAAAGCCCACTATGTTCTTTATTACTTGCTTTTTTAGAAAGTATATCTTCTGTTAAAGCAGGTTCATAAAATTTAGGACTAATTAAGAAATTAAACGGATTTTTTGTTTCTTTTAAAATATCATAATAGTGATTATTAATACGTAATTTATCTTTTTCATCAACAATATAGAGTGGTCGAACAAGTCTTCCAGCATCTGTATAAATTTTAATCATACGTTGTTCAACATTCCAATAAATACCTGTAAAAATATTAATATTACCTTGACGGCGTTCGCTTCTTAATAATTTTACTAAAGTATCAGGTTCAGATGTCATACCAAACCAATCACCATTTAAAAATATACAACATAATGTAGATAAATCACTAATATCACAGTATTCTAATAGTTTAATATTAAGTTTAAATTCATCTTTATCATTATTTTTATCAATCAATGATGTCAATAAAACTCGAACTATCATACTATTACTATTGTTTGTAATTTTTGATATTAAAGCCATATTTTTAACTAATCCTACAGGTTGTCCTTCTGGTGTTTCAACAGGACAAATATAGCCCCAAGTTGTGCCGTGTAATTTACGTGGTTTAATAATTTTACCACCACTTCCTTTATCACTAGGTGAATTGACACGTCGTAAATGAGAAATAAAACTTTGATAACTAAGACGATTTAATACTTGCGCAGTTCCTGCTTTAATATTTCCTTTTCCATTAGATTTAATACCCCAATTACCAGTAGCCAAAGCATATTTTAATCCACCATCAATAATAGTTGGTTTAATAATTTTATAAATATTATTACTCGTAATTAAATCAAATATATCTCTTTTAGATTTATTATTTTTAATTTCCCGTGTTAATGATTTAACCATATCTTTGACTAATTTATTGAAACATTGTCTAAATTGAGATGCTAATAATACACCAGGAGTATCTACTCTTTTATTATCATAAGCATCACGGTCATCATAAGGTAAATAATTAAAATGAACTAGAATTAATTTACGACACATATAGCCTATATATTTTATTTTTTTATCTAATAATGTTCCTATATGAGGTAAAATATCATCTTCCATAACTTTTTTTAAATACTTAAATTTATCATTCATACTTAATTTAATTTCACGACTAGCATTTTTAAATTTTAAATAATTTAACATAATCTCTTGAAATTTAGATTGGTCGGCATTTGTATCAATATTATTTTGCTTACATATCTTTTTTAATTTTTCAAAACTAGGTTTTAAAATAGTTGTAATAAATACACCTAATTCATTATCGATATTCCATCCAACATATTCAAATAATTTTTTATCTGTTGAAACACCTAATGCTTTCATTAATAATAATATAGGTATAGGCATTTTAAAATTAGGTGAATCAAATTCTAATGTTTCATCTTTATATACATATCTTACAACATTGGATATAACAACACTAAAATATTGGTCTGAAGCACAACGTATTTCTATTTCTTTTCCTTTAATCTTTTTTTGATTATTAAATACAAAAGCATCATTTTCAGCAATACGTTCTTGAGAAATAATTACTTTCTCATTACCACCAATAATAAAATAACCACCTAAATCGTAAGGACATTCATTATTTTGCTCTAATTTAGTGCTATCTTTTTTTTTTAATATACAATTTGAACCTAACACCATAATTGGAATACGACCAAAATTAATATTATTAAAATATTCTTCTTTTATATCTTCTTGGTCATATTTTTCTTTAGGTTCATTTGTAATAGAATCAAATTCTAAACTATCAGCATTACTACTTGTTCTTAAAATACGGGTTAATTTTATATTTAATGTTAAAGGAGCACTATAAGTTAAATTTCTTAGTCTAGCCTCGTCTGGTGTCATTACTTTAAAACTACCATCATTTTCGTGTATTGTAGGTCTTCCTAAATTAAAATTAAGAAATTCAATATGTAATTCTGTTTTATATTTATTTGCATAAGAATTATAATTAAAAAATAATTCTCTTGTATTAAATTGTTGTATAATATCACCCATATTTTTATCTATAAATTGTTTATAAGATGTATGTTGATGATTTACTAATTCATTTGTATTACCTTGATATAAAATATAATCTATAACATTAAATGTATTTTTATAATAATTAAATTTGTCATTATTGTCTATAGTATCTATATCATTCTCTTTTTTATTCTCTTTTTTATTCTCTTTTTTATTCTCTTTTTCATTTAAACTATGTTCAAATTCTTCTTTTAAAGTATCTTTTAAGTTATGTTTTAATTGTTCTTTTTCTAAATTTATATTTATATCTTTTAATTTATTCACAAGTTTTGATTTTTTAACAACAGACATTTTAATTAAATTAAATTAAAGTAAAAATGTTAATATAAATCTTATAATTTAAGTAATTTACTAAATTTTAAAAATCAATTTTTATAAATGTATAAATATATTAAATTTAAATACTATTTTATAAAGCAATACTATTAAATATTATTCTATAGACTAGTATTAATATTAAATTTACTTATTAAATATTTAAACATTTATATATATATATATATATTTATAGTAAAAATAGTTTTATATTCAATATATTATTAATTTATATTTATTATTGTTTAAATAATAATTTTAATTTTTAATTTAAAAACAATATAAGTTATTAAATTAAAAATAAGAATATTTGAAATAAATTGTATTTAAACTATACATTAAAATACTTTAATATACTTTATTTATTTAAAAATTTAATTTTCATTTAAGTAAAATGTCTTATTACAATAATAAACCTAAACGTAAAATTAATCCACCTAAAAGGTTTATTGCTGAAACTATGTATGATAAAAAAGACAAAAATAGTAAAAATAATAAAAATGATAACAAAGAAAAAAATAAATATTGTAATGGATGTAATATTTTAATTAATATAAATTATATGTATTGTTTTGAATATAAACATCAACTTTATTGTGATGTTTGTTATAATGAATTAAATTATTTAGAAACTGAAGACAATAATATTAAAAAAACACTTGAAGAACAATATAATAAATATTATAAAGAACACGAAGAACCTGAAGACCCAGAAGACCCAGAAGAACAATATAATAAATATTATAAAGAACACTCTGAAGAACCTGAAGTACAAAAACATAAACAAAAAATTAATTTTATTATTATGAATAAATTTAATCCTAATTTAATTAAAATAAATGCTAATAAAATTAATGATAATGACAATGATAATGACAATGATAATGACAATGATAATGACAATGACAATGACAATGACAATGACAATGACAATGATAATAATGATGATAATGATGATGATGATAATGATGATGATGATAATGATGATGATAATGATGATGATAATGATGATGATAATGATACTAATGATGATGATAATGATGATGATAATGATACTAATGATGATGATAATAATAATGATGATGATGATAGTAAAGAAGAAAATACTCTTTATAACTTTATAACTACTAAAAATAATAAAAAAAATAATAAATGTTATTATAATTATAATGTAAATGATATTAGTCATAAAGATAAAACTAAACCTACAGATTTTGATAATTTATTTTTTAATTCATTAATAAATCGAATTGAAACTATTGCTAATACTGATATACTTAATAATGAAAGTAATAAAAATAATAAAAATCAAAAAAATAAAGGTAATAAAAATAAAGATGATGAAGAAGAAGATAAAACTTTAGAATATGAATGGTTAGGAAGTGATATTAAAGATATTGATGACCTTATACGTATTGGTAAGACATATAATCATCAAAAAAGAAAACGTCATAATTTAAATCTAAAAAAATTAAATAAATTAGTTGAACCATTAACTGAACTTAAAAATATGATTGGTATGAAAGATGTTAAAAAAATTATATTTGACCAACTTATTTATTATTTACAAAATTTAGATGATAAAAATGTTGATATGTTACATACAGTTATTGTTGGACCACCCGGTGTTGGTAAAACACAATTAACTTATATTATTGCTAAAATTTATAATAAATTAGGATTTTTAAAAACAGATAAAGTTGTATGTGCAAAACGCGATGATTTAATTGGTGAATATATAGGTAAAACTGCTCATAAAACACGTAAAATATTAGAAAGCGCATTAGGAGGTGTATTATTATTAGATGAAGTATATGCCTTAAGTCCTAATTCTGAAAAAGATTTTGCTAGAGAAGCCATTGATATGATTAATGTTTATTTATCAGAACATTGTCATGATTTAGTATGTATTATTGCTGGCTATAAAAGACCTACTTATGATAATTTTTTAAAACATAATGAAGGTTTAGCCAGGCGTTTTACACATCATTTTGAAATTAAAGGATATGATGCTGAAGAATTAACATTAATTTTTAAAAAATATGTTGAAGAACAAAAATGGAGTTTATTATCTAGTGTTGAAGAAATGATACCTATTATAGAAAAACATTTAAAAATCTTTCCAAATTTTGGTGGTGATATGACAACCTTATTTGCTTGTTGTAAAAAAACACATTCTAAAAGATTACTTTTAATTCAAACAGAAGAAGAATTAAATACTACAAAGAAAAAAATACATACTGATGATATTGAAAAAGGAATACAATTATTTATTGATATAAAAGAAAAAAGTGATGAACTTGATGATAAAGAAAAATACATACATATGTATAATTAATTTTATTCATTTTATTCAAGTAATAAATTTGAATTTGTTATTATTTTTATTCTTTTTTATTTTTTTATTTTTTTATTTTTTTTTAATTCTTTTCTGCTAAAAACATATCATCTGTACCACCTTGTATTTGTATTACTTTATATCCTAACGACTCTAAAAACTCAAATAAACTTTTACGTATTTCTATTGCTGGAATATTATTTTGTTCTTGTCGTTCTGACCATGATTCAAACAATATTTTAGGATAATTATTAGTTTCTAATGTTTTTACTGCTCCTCTTAAAACAAATTCTTCGTGTCCCTCTACATCTATTTTTATAAAATTAATATTTGTAAGATTGAATGAGTCTAATGTTTTCATTGGAACATCTATTGTTGGTATTTTTTCATCATTTTCAAAAGCCGATATACCATTACCACCACCATCTAAAGGATCTCTAATATAATATTTTGTTATACCTTCTTTATTACTCAAAGCTACATTATAAGTAGATACTTTATAACTTAAATGACGCAATAAAATATTAGAACACAAATAATTATAAGATTTTGGAGAACATTCAAAACTATGTATTCTTTTTGCTTTTTTCCCTAATTCAACAGTATACATACCAATATGTGCTCCAATATCAATAATTTCTTTATCTTCTATAGCAAAATTATCACAAGCCCATTGTATATACCCTCGCTCATAAATACCTGTATTAAAATAATCTTTTGCTACTCTTGCTTCGGGAACAAATAACATATTATCACCATCTTCTATTTTTTTATAAATAGGATTTTCACTATGATATGACTCTGTTTTTATATGATACATTTTATTTAACTTAATTAAAATTAAGTAAATTTATGTAGTTTAAATTATTAAACTAATAATAAATAATTTTTATATTGAAAAATATTGAAAAATATTAAAAATAATTTTAAAACATAGTTGTAAAATACTTATAAAAATAATACAATACATAAATTACATTGTCATTATATAATTTTTCATATATTGAAATATATAATAAGACATTATAATAATAATTAAAATAGTTATAATACTACCTATAATAGATAAAGGTGATTTATATTTTTGTATAAACGTTTCTGGTGGTTTAGTAGTTTGAGGTTGTGTTATTTTAATCGTTTCTGAATTACGTAAAGCATCTCTTTTACATTTATGAACAAAGTCATCGTATTCATCTAAATTAGGTGGATGTTCTGGACTTTCTATACTATGTTCAGTTTCATTATTTATAACTTCTTCTTCTAATTGTTGTTTGGCTATTTTATTATGGTGAGTTTCATTTTGATTTGATAATTGAATGTTATTTGTAGTAGTATTATCAATTTCATTATTTGATGTTTCACCTAAGTTATAAGTAATACCTTGTGTATTAGGAACATTAATCGTTTGACTAGAACTTAAATAATGATTATATGTAGAAACATCATTAGACATTGTTTGATTGGGTATTTTTCTTTGTTGTTTTTTAAAATATAAGTCTTTTTCATCTACTTTATCTAATACTGATTTATCTTCGGATAATAATTCAAGTTTTATTTTAGTTGTTCTATTTTTTATTTTAACTATTTGACCACCATTATTTTCACATTCAACACTATCTTCATTACCTGTTACATTATTACCTACACAAACTGTATCTAATACTTCAATAGGAGCACCTTTTGGTATATCATCAACACTAATATAATTATTATATTTATTAGGATTATTTCTAATTATACTATTAAATAATAAGGTTTGTATTTCTAAAAGTTCTTTATGTTCTTCAGTATAGTCTTCCATTGATTTATTTCTTAAAGATACTGCTTTTTTATTGGGTTTAATATTAAAAAAATGTTCATTAATATTATTATTATCATTTTCTATCCCTTCGGCACATTCTCTGTTTTTTTCTCTATTCATTTCTTTTTCAGTTAATTCTAGTGGTGTTAATCCATCTAAATTTACTTGTTCTGTATCAATACCTCTTTCTATAAGAAATTTAATTATATTGCTTTTATCTTTATCATCAATGCATAAATCATTCGTATCATCATTATTATTTTTAAATGAAGGGCAATGTTTAACACAATAATGTATTAAATTATTACCTTTTTTATCAAGACTTAAAATTGGTGAATTATTATTATAAAGCATTTTAACAATTCTTAAATTTCCTGTTTTCATAGCATAAAATAGTGGTATTTCACCATATACATTCTCAATATTTAAATCTGATCCTTGGGATAATAACATATCAATAGTATCAATATTATTATTTCTAACAGCAAAATGCATTGGGGTTTCATTTACTTTATTTTTAATATTTATATTTGCTTTAAGAGCAATTAACATACTAAGAATATCTGTATTTTTACTTTCGCTAGCAATATGTATCATACGATTACTATAATCATCATTTGTTAAAGGTAAATTAATATCTTTATATTTTTTTATATATTCTTTAACATAACTAATATTACCTTCTCTGATGGCTTGTGAAACTCTTGCATCATCATTATAAGAATAGGTCATATCTACTTTAGAATTTTGTAATAAATTATTTAATGTAATGGTTTCTAGATTACTACACTGATTTGTAAAACAATCATTTACTAAATTTTTTGCTATTTTAATAGTTGTGTCTTCTGTATCTTCAATGTATGCTTTTGTTAATTTACAAATCATATGAGAAGAAGGGGTAATCCACCCAGACCCACTCACATTTGCTTTAGTTGATAATTTTATTGAAATTAAAGTATTACGTTCGTATAATGGCATAATTTTAGGAAATCTTCTTACAAAATTTTTTGTAAATTCAGCATCTGGTTGTGTTGTAGGGTCGTTTGGATCACAACATACTGATAATTTACAGCCTTTTGAGTTAGATACACGATATAATGCGGTTTTCATTGCATCTTTATCTTCTTTACTATAATTACGATTTGTGTTTGGATTAATACCACTAATATCATTCATATAAAAAGGTGTAATACAATTACAATTTTGATTATCATCTTTTATTGATGCTAATTTTAAATAACTATCCATTTTTTATTATAAAATATTTTTAATTAGTTATTTTTTAATATTTTATTATTTAATAATTATACACAAATTAATTATTAAAGTATTACTATTATATATTAATAAATATATTTATTAAATAAATACAATAAAAAATTTAAAATTTTTAAAAATAATTAAATAATAATAATAATAAATAAATATTTAAAATAAATATTTAAAATAAAAAATAATATAAATTAATTATATTTTAGTTTCACCTAAAGATGGTTTATTTTTATTATTAGTATTATTAGTAGATATATCTATAAGATTAGGTGGTGGTATTGGATAATTTATTTGTCCTCGCGCTTGTCCTGGTTCTTGTCCTGGTGCTTGCCATGGTGCTTGTCCTCGACCTTGTCCTTGTCCTTGTCCTTGTCCTGGTGCTTGCCATGGTGCTTGTCCTCGACCTTGTCCTTGTCCTTGTCCTTGTCCTTGTCCTGGTGCTTGCCCTTGTCCTGGTGCTTGCCCTTGTCCTTGTCCTTGTATGTATCTAGTATTTTTTACACATTTTAAAATATGTGGATTATACCAACATTCAGGAACTATATCGCATTCTTGTTTTTCTAAAGTAGCACATTTTTTTGCTATTTGATTTTCTTGTATAGCTGGATATAGTAATTCTTTTGCTTTTGCTTCCGCAGTTGCTTTTTCATTTGCTATTTTTTTTGCATTTCTATCTTTTTCGGACCTTGTTTTTTGAAAACTAAATCTTGGAATTTGTTTATTTACTTTAAATACACTTTTTAAAGTATTGGGAATATTTCTTAATCTTTTATTATTAGAAGAGTCAAATAAATTAATTTTAATTTCTTCATATGGTTTTTCATTAGTTTCTTCTTTTATAATGTTATTTTGTTTTTCTTTATTATTTTTCACTGTTCTTTTATGAGTTATTGGTGATGGTATTTTTCTACTTCTATTACTTTTAATACTTTCACTTTTTTTTGAAAAAGTAGATTTAGAATTACTATTAAATAAAATAATATTATTTTCTATTTTCAAACTTTTTTTGGTTGTATGAATGACATCTTGTTGCATTTTTTTAACATCATTTTTATCTAATATATAATCTTCATGGTTTATTTTCTTTTTATATTTTTTATTATCTATTGTAATAATATTTAATACTGCTGATGTTTTAGTAATATCAGTAATTGTCATATAGGTTATAAAATTAGTATGTCTAGGTTCAATATATTTATTTAATAAATAATAAAGTTGTCTTTCTAAATGTTCAGTACGAAATGTAGATGAACTAACATCTCCTTCAATTTTATAATTTCTAAATAATATAGGACTTGATTTATCTATTTTACCTGAATGAATATTTTCTTTTATTATAATTTTTTCAAATAATGTTACCATACCATTAAAATTAACGCGATCATCTATTTGTTCTAAATTTTCTAAATGATCTTTGAATGATTTGGCATATTCACTTGTTGCTTTACTCATTTCTTCATAATTACGAATTAATTTAGCTTCACTTTTTTTTGTATATTTAACAATATCATCTAAACTATATTTATTTTTATCTTTTCTATTTTTAAAACTAAAAAAACCTGCTTTCATTTTTAATATTGATATTCTATTAGGCTTATCCTTAAATAAACGTGTGTGTTTATTAAATGATAAATATAAAAGAGCTTTTTAAAGCCTTGAACTTATTTGACGGTTATTATATTTAAAGTAGATATTTATTTTTAATTATTTAATTAAATTAAATAATTAATTTCAAACTATATAATGGGCTTATCCTCTAAAAAAAAACTACACTTATTTATTAGAGGATAAGCCCATTATAATAAAATAAATTAAAATAAATTAAAATAAATAAAATAAATAAATAAAACAATTATAAATAAATTATAATAAATAAAAAAATAATTCAAGTTTAATTATCTTTAGTTTCTTTTTCAATCTCATTTTGTTTTTCTTTAGCAACTTTAACTTGTTCTTCAATTGTTTTACGCATTGCTTCTTTTTCTTCATCACTAATAGGTTTTTTAGTTTGGTCTTTTTGTTTTGCTAAAGTTTGTGCATCTTTATTCATTGTATCAACTTCACCAATTATTGAACTTAAACAGCCTTTATAATCAATAATACCAGTATGATTTAAATTAGTTCCTAAATCAACCCATAATTCGCCTCCAAGTTCAATCCATCTTTTACAAAACAAATAATCTTCACTTAAATATACACGGCTTACTGGATCAATACAACAATCAAACAACGCATAAAAATAATCATTCGTATTAGTTTGACCGTATCCAGCAACATTATTCATAAATTTAGTTTCAGGATATTTTTTCATCATTTTAGTAATTACACTTTTATTAATCAACATAAAACCTGTTCCAATATCTTTTACTTGAACCATACCATTATTTAATTTAATAACCACATTTTCACCTTCTTGATGATAAATTGGATTAAATACATAATCAAGAGATTTAGCCATTAATTCATCTTCATGCATTTTTGGATTTTTCACAGATTGATGCTTAATTTTATCCCAATTAAACGCTTTTTTAGGATAACACCCACCAGATAATTCTTTACCACTTATAAGCAATTTAACAATATGTATCCAACTAAATGTAATATCAGCATCAATAAACATAAGATGAGTTGATATTGGGTCGCTCATAAACTTTGCCACAATACCATTACGAGCACGCTGAATTAAACTCTCATTACCAATTGTAAGCACTTCATAATGTAAATTGAGTTTTGTAAAATTCGCTGCTAATTCAATCATACTTTGAAAATAACCATTGTGTATCATACCACCAAAACAAGGTGTGCCAATGATAATTTTAACTTTGTTTTTCTTTAAATACTCCATTGTAGCCATACAAATGACTTCTAATTGTTTAGGATCCATTCCTGAGTTAATTATATTATTATTATTATTAAATAAACAAATATTTTATCTTTAAATTAACTATATACTTAACTTTTAAATTAAAAATATTTAAAAAATAAATGATTCTTAAGAATCAAATAAAAACTATTTTTATAGTGATGTGGATTTTAGAGAATAGGAGAAAGTTGTTTTATTATATAAGTTAAAACATAATAAGGGGGCATATTATTGTGGGGTAGACCACCACCAGTATTATTGGTAGTCACTAATTTTGAATCTTTTTCACTACCATATGTGCCGATATTAGCATACACTGTAAACCAGTTAGTACCAAAACCCATACCAGTAAAATTATGATTATGGCTTGGCATTTGTGCTTCCGTTAAAGTAACATTTGCTTCACCAGCAGAATGATATAGTACTCTATCTATACCATCTGAACCATTTCCTAAAATAAATCTACCTTTTAAATCTGGTGTTAATACTAAGTCGCCAGTCGGATTTAGTTTAAACCCTGCTATTCTGATATCGGTATTGATAACAAAACTATTATTTGTATATTTTAATGCGCTACCATTACAAAGTTGCCATCCAGTAGGTGCTAAGGCTCCCGCATATGAAATAACTGATAATGGAGGCATAGCATCATTTAAATCAGATGTGATTTTATTTATACTAACTGTTAGTTTATTATCTAAACTAGTTAATTCTGTTTTAGATGCTTTTTGATTCATAATTGTTTCTAAACTAAGTTTATTTGATGAAGTATTACCAAAAAACACTTGTGACATACTATTTATAAAAACAGAAAAACCTTGTAAATTTTGGTCTTCCATTAAATCCGCAAAATTTTCTTTATCATTTTTATTATGTTTATTATTTATTTTATATAAATGTATAAATGTTATTATTATAAAAATAATTATGAAAATATAAGTAATTGTTTGTTTATTTAAATTCATTTTTTATATTATTTAAGAATTTGATATTTACTATTTACTATAATAAAATATTTTATTATTTACTAATTTATTTAAAATAGTAAATTTAAAAATAAAATTAAATTATATAAACTAATAGTATCTAGATTAAATTTATAAATTTATATAAAATTAACTATGTCATCATTAATAATACCATCAAATGAATTTACACAAAATATGAAATTAGTATCTGAAAACTTTGAAATGGACACAAACACTTTAAAGTTAGAAGATTTGGATACAATTGATACTATGATTGATACTACTATTAATAAAAATAATACAGAAACTAATTCTAATATTAATTTTGAACAAATTGATAAAAACAAAGTATCATTATGTTTAAATATGATTGTTCGTAATGAATCTAAAATTATTACACGTCTATTAGAATCTGTTTTACCTATTATTGATAATTATGTTATTTGTGATACAGGTTCAACAGATAATACACCAGAAATAATAACGTCATTTTTTAATAAACATAACATACCAGGAGAAATTATTAATGAACCGTTTAAAAATTTTGGTTATAACAGAACAATTGCTTTAAAAGCATCACGAGGAAAAGCCACTTATGCTCTTTTGCTTGATGCTGATATGATTTTTAAAATTGAACCAACATTTGATAAACAAACATTAATTCAAGGTGCCTATATGATAATACAAAAAGGGAATGGATTAAACTATTATAATACCCGTTTAATACGTTTAGATATAAATGCTTGTTGTGTTGGACCAACACACGAATATTATGATTTACCAGAAGGAACAGTAAATGAAAAATGTGATAGTATTTGGATTAATGACATTGGTGATGGTGGTTGTAAGAGTGATAAATTTGAAAGAGATATTAGACTTTTAAAACAAGGTATTGTAGAAGAACCTAATAATGGACGCTATTATTTTTATTTAGCCAATTCTTATTTTAACTCTGGAAGACATCAAGAAAGTATCCCCTACTATAAAAAAAGAATAGAATTAGGAGGATGGGTAGAAGAAATATTTTATTCTTATTTAAATTTAGGACACGCTCATATGAAAATAGGACAAGATGGTGAAGCCATTTTTGCCTGGATGAATGGTTATAATCATCATCAAACTCGTAGTGAAACAATTTATGAAATATGTAAATATTATAGAGAAAAAGGTAAGAATAAGTTGTCAATGGTTTTTTGTATGTTAGGTAAAGAAATATCCTATCCTAAAAATGATACCTTATTTATACATAAAGATGTCTATGAAACTGGATTTGATTATGAATTAAGTATTTTAGGATACTATAATAATTATCCTGATACCTATAAAGTAATTAATAGATTAATGAATTACACAAATCAATCTTATATTAATCTTTTATCTAACTATAAATTTTATTGCCCTAAATTATCATCTAATACTTATATGATTAAAAAAATAGGAGATGTGGATTTAAAAACGAATATAGATGTATGTGGAACAGAGTATGAAATGTATGGGTCTAATCCTTGTATTTTTAAAATGAAAACTCTTTCTGAAAATAAAACACCTGTCTATAAATATATGTTAAATATTAGATTTGTTAATTATAAAATTATTGAAAATGGAAATTATAATTTTACTGTTAATGATGGTAAAATTGTGACAGTAAATAAAATATATGAATTAGATGATGACTTAAATATTAAACAAATACGTGTATGTGATATACCCACGAATAATAATTTAAGATATGTTGGAATAGAAGATATTAAACCCTATTGTAATTTAGATACTATATCTTCTATTATACCATTTTTAGGAACGTGTCAAAATCCTATTACACATAAATTAACTATTGGTTATGGCGAAATTAATATAAATGAAAACCAAGATAATGATAATGAAACTAATAGTATAAAAACAATATCTTATAAATCTGTTAATACACCTTATAATAAAGAATGTGAAAAAAATTGGGTATTTTATGGAGATAATAATATTATTTATCAATGGTATCCATTAATTACTGGTAAAATTATAAAACATAATAATGATACTAATACTAATACTAATGATAATAATAATAATAATAGTAATAATGAATATATGTTTAATAAAGAAAAAGAAATATCAATGCCACCATTTTTTCAACAAGTAAGAGGTTCCAGTAATGGTTATACATTTAATGATGAAATATGGTTTATTTGTCACGTTGTTGATTATTGTCAGCCACGAGAATATTATCATTTATTTGCTATATTTGATAAAAATACAATGACTATTAAAAAATGGTCTCATTTATTTAAATATGAAGGTGAAAAGATTGAATATTCATTGGGATTAATTGTTGAAGAAAAAAGAATTATTGTATCTTATAGCAAATGGGATAGTAATCCTTGTATTGCTATTTATGATAAAGAAAAAGTTGAAAAAGATTTATTTTAATAGTTTAATTAAAGCTAATAGTCTTAATTTTATTTTTTATTTTTTATTTTTTATTTTTTATTTTTTATTTTTAATCAGGAACAACAGGTGTTCTAACAGCACCAAGATTTGTATATGAAACACCAATAAATCCTGCAGTTAAATGTTTTGTAATTACAATAACATCAGTATCAGTGCATAAATATTCTTGAGCACCACTACAAACTACATTATTAATCGTATCTAATGTACCATTAGCAGTTCTAAGTTTAAAATTAGTACCAGCATTACAACAAATTGTAATACTATGCCCAAATTGTAATACTGATGCTGATGGTAGAAGAATATAATCATTAACATCATAAGTAATTTCAGTAACAATAATAGCAGTAGCATTTGTATCAATAATCGACTCAGCATTATTATTATTATTAGGTATTACTGAGTGTGCTGCTACTGAAATACCTCCATTTGAAACTACAATATCACCAGTAGTTAATGTTAAAGTAGCAGTTCCTGCTGATAAACCAGTAATATTTGTTGTTCCATCTATAGTTAAATGTCTAATTGCGCCTATATCTTTATTAGCATCTAAAACAAGGGCTTTACTAGCAGTTGCTGTTCCTGGAGTTACGCCTTCTAAAACACCAATTTCTGCAGTTGTAATTGTAGTAGTATCTAATGTTAAAGATATATTTGCGGTCATCGTTCCTGTAACTGCTAAATTACCTGAAGAAGTAATTGCTCCAAAAGAAATATCAGCATCTGTTCCTGATACAACAACATCATTTGTAATAGTAGCATTTTTTTTAAATATAAAATTTCCAGTATTATTATCGTATCCCATAAATCCAGTTTTATATCCACTATCATAATATTTAAAACTTACACCTCTATCTTTTCCATCATTAGAAACAAGAACATTAGATCCACCTAATTGAATTACTGGATCTTTATAAACAGTAATTATTGATTCTATTTTTGTAGTAGTTCCTAGAACAGTTAAATCGCCACTAACAACTAAATGTGTGGCATTTACATTTACATTTCCTGTGGTAGCATTTAAATTTATATCTCCAGCATTTAATGTTGTTACTTCAACACCAACATTACTATCTGTATAGGTGCTTTTTACAATAATAGATGGATTTACATTACCAGATATATCAGCATTATTTATTTCTAAATAACTATAATTATTGGTAACTGTTGAATTATTTTTAAAAACAATTAAATTATTATTAATAATACCTTCTGAATTATAAACTAATCTATTATAAGTATCGCCAAATTGTAATAAATAATCACCGATATTTAAATCACCTGATAGTGTTGGATTAGAATCATGTGAAATAGATAAATTTGAATTTACAAATTTTTCTGTTCCAGAGTTATAGTTTATATATTGATTATTCAATAAAGGATTTGTAGACACATCTACATCTACTAATTCTTTAAACTCATCATGATTAATAATATCTACTAAATCAATCCAACTTGTATCATAATTTTTAAATTGAAGTGTATTATTAGAACTATATCTTAATCCAACACCAGCATTACCTTGATTTGTATTAGGTGTGCTACCATTAGCAAAATTAATATATCCATTTGTAACCATTAAATTAGATGTATCTAGAGTATAATCTTTTAAAATACTTTCTAAAGTTGATAAAACATTAGTTCTATCTAATACTTCATTATTATTAAAATAAAGAGCAGGAATAGATGATGGCTCACTATTTACTTTAATATTGTAAAAATCTCCTGACCCATTGCTATTTACATCTTTAATATAAAAACCTGCATTGGCATTATCAGAATTTGTATTTGTATTTTCAGCACTTTTAGGAATTATAATACTATTATTAATAGCAACATTACTTAATGTATTATTACTATCAGTTAATCCACTTAATTTTGATAAATTATAATTTTTTATACTTGTTGTCATTATGAATACTTATATATGTAAATAATTAGGCTTATCCTTAAATAAACAGGTGTGTTTATTAAATGATAAAGCTAAAAGAGCTTTTTAAAGCGTTGAACTTATTTGACGGTTTGACGATTATTAGGCTTATCCTTAAATAAACGGGTGTGTTTATTAAATGATAAACCTAAAAGAGCTTTTTAAAGCCTTAAACTTATTTGACGGTTATTATATTTAAAGTAGATATTTATTTTTAATTATTTAATTAAATTAAATAATTAATTTCAAACTATATTTTAATGTTACATTAAAATATATACTATATAATAACGGTTAAG